CGCATACTGATATGCACGTGCTTGTCCTAACATATACTGATATTTCTCCATATTGTCAATACCACCACTAATCATGGTGTCTCCAATACGCTGAAGATTTTCCTGTAATATTTTTTGTAATTTAGCAACAACTACTAATGGATCCACCTATACCAATCCTTTGTAGTATTTTGCATAAGATGGATTTGAAACTTTCTTACCACCAAGATCACCTTTAATATATCTTCCAATATATCCACCTTGATTAGCTTTTACTCTTCCACCTTTATTGTATTTTGCTATTTTACTTCTTCCTTTAACTTCTTTTCCTGGCATTATTTCTTGCCTCCCTTAAATATTTGCGTTCCTTTTATACCATATATTGACGCCACGACAAGAATCCACAAATTTGTGAACCATGACGGCAGTTGCTGGAATTGCTCAAAAAATTCTTTTATCTTTGCTGCAGCACCAGGATCGTCCGAGAAGACCCCGTACGCGATCACTAAAATGGGCAGCGTGAGCACGACCAAAACGAATTCGTCTTTCCAGTCCGATTGTCGGGCTTCTAGCAATTTACCCTGGTATTCGCTCTCACCTCGGGCCATCTTAGTGGCCGCCATGTGCTGTGCATCAGCCATAGCCATTTTTGTCTCTTGTTTTTTCTTATATATGTGCGAACCAGCGTTTAT